GGCCTTCCTGACCGAGCTCGCCGGCCCGGGCGTCATCGACTGCGAGGCGATCGACCCGTGGACCGCGGCGCTGCAGGAGCGCGGGTGGTTGCCCGCCGCGCCAGTGATCGAGTTGCACCCGGACGGCTCGGGCCGCAAGGTCGGCCGCTGGCGCCTCACCCCGGCTGGCCGCGCGGCATGGGCCGAGATAGCGGGGTCGCCGTGAGTCTCTGCGCGCCGTACCCATTCAAGCAGCCGCCCGACCCGGAGTCCGTCGCCGCCCGGATCGACGAGCACCGGCGGGGGATTCACCCGTCGCTCGGGGCGCTAGTGCTCGCGTTCAGGCGGATCGTCGCGTCGCGGCGCCGCCTGCTCATGCCACCCGCGAACGAAGCGGACAGCGTCATGGTGCTGCGGAGCATCGCCGCCGCCTCTGATCGCCTGAGCGAGTACGAGGCTGCGCTGCGGCAGGTCTACGAGGGCGCGTACGCGACCCGCCTCGTCCGCTGCGGGCGATGCCACCGGCAGGCCCCGGCAAACGCGCGCGACGTGCTCCTGCACGACTCGGGCTCGATGCTCTGCTCCGGGTCTGGCGACCGAGCGAGGCCAGGATGACCGCTGCACAGGACATCCTCGGAGGCCGCGCCGCGGTGCTGCTCGCCCTGCTGGACGGGCCCGCCCGCGCCGTCACCCTGCACGACCGGATCCGCCGCCGCGCCGGGTCGCTCGTCGCGGTGACCGACGGCGCCTGCCGCAAGGCCCTGGCCTGCCTCGAGCGCGACGGCCTGGTCGCGCCCCTGATCCTCGTCGGCGCGAGCGCGGGCTTCGAGCTCACGCCTGCCGGCCAAGCCCAAGCGGAGGCGCTTCGATCCGCAGCTCTCGCGCTCGCCCGGCCGATGTCGCCGGTGAAGATCGTTGAAACCCACACGTCAAGGACAGCATGACCTCTGAAGCAGAACGCATCAGGGCCGCGGGAGTCTCGCTCGGCGAGCACGTGGTCTTTCACGACATGGCGGAGCCGCCCCGCTTCGTCGACCTGTGCATCCATCTCGCGCGCACACCGACCGAGGGCCAGCTGGTGCTGCGGGTCGACAAGCCCGGGCGTCCCGGCGTCCGCCTCGACTTCGTGGGCGCCGCCGGTCCCGGCCTGCAGCCGCTGCGCGACCGCATCGAGGCGGCCCGCCTCCGGGAGGCCCAGCGATGATCGGTCGTCACTCGCGCGGGCTGCTCGGCGTGGTTGCCATGCTCGCGGCCTTCGGCCTTTCGCCGCCGCCGCAGGAGCCCGAGATCGACCTCGCCGAAGTGGCGAAGGTGCTCGATCTCCTCGCCGCCGCCGGTATCGCCTCGCCCGACGTGCTCGAGGCGGCCGGGTCGCCCGCGCGGTTCATCGTCACCGCCCGCAAGGTCCTCGCCGCGCAGGCCTTCCTCGCGTCCTTCGGCGAGCCCGGCATCACCGACGTCGGGAGGTTGCTCGCGCCGTCCAAGGCGATCGAGCGAGACGACCAGATCGAAGCTGCGGCGCTGTCACGGGTGATCGACGACTTGCCCGCCTTCCACGGCCGCCCGCTCGCCCGCCGCCTGCCCGACGGGTCGGTCACGTCGACCCGGCCGACGATCGACGAGGCGCGCCGCGACCCGGACGCGTTCGCTCGCTACGTCATGAGCGACCACCACCCCACGATGACCCGGCGCGAGCGCGGCCCGGTCGACTTCAAGCGGGCCGGCGAGGAGAGCCGCGCCCGCCGCGTCGTGATCGCCAGCACCAGCGGCCAAGCTGGGTATTTGGAGGTCGGCCCGGACGGATGGCGCTCGTCGGCGCCCGTCATCAAGCGCTCGAAGCGGCCGGCCAAGAGCCGGGATGAGCGCGACGAGCAGGCCGCCGACCGCAAGGCCCGCGCGCGCAGGAAGGCGAGGCGGGGATGGTGACCGACGACAAACCGATCGAGGTCTCCGACGGCATGCTGTACGCCGACACGATCGGCGACGTGTGGCACGTCCGCGGGGCATGGCGCTCGATGATCTGGGACGGCGAGTGCTGGAACGAGAGCGACGCCTTCAAGCGGCGCGTTTCGGGCCCGCCGCGGGGTCAAGAGCGGGTCGTGCTCGTGCTCGCCACGGGGGCCACTCCGGCGACGCTGCGCCGCGCCTGCGCCCTGATCATGCAGGCCAGCGGCCCGCGCCCGGCTGACGACGTGGGCACCCTGACGCTCGGTCGCAACGGGGTGAACTGGGCCGCCTTTGAAGCCATCGCGCGGAAGCTGGCGGTGCCGACATGACCGACGACCGATGCGAGTTCAACCCGGCGACGAACAGCGGAGCGACCCGCGCGAGCGGGTGCCCGAACCAGGCGGAGATCATCGTCGGCGCTGGCGGCCGCTGGCGGGTCTGCTCGTCGTGCGCCGCGCTCCCCTACTTCGACATGCTGCGCAAGCGGGTGCCGATCAAGGCTCCGGCGGAGCCCACCTGATGGCCATCTACGTCGACGAGCTCGTGAAGTGGCCGCACGCCCGCGGCAAGTTCAAGGCCGGTTCGTGCCACATGATGGCCGACGACATCGTGGACCTGCACGCCTTCGCCACGAAGATCGGGTGCCACCGTTCGTGGTACCAGCCGCACCCGCGGCACCCGCACTACGACCTCGTGGAGAGCTTCCGCGACAAGGCGCTGGCGGCCGGCGCGGTGTTCGTGCCGGCGCTGGAGCAGGCCCGGCGCCGCCTGGAGAAGCAGCGAGCAGGCGCAACGCCCGGGGCTGCATGACCGCGACGCCCCAATTCGTGATCCGGTGTAACGCCACCGAGGCCGGCGAGCAGTGCAAGAGCGCGACCGTCGTCGACGGCGGCACGCTGCGAGAGGCGCTCGCGGCGGCGCACGTCCTCGGCTGGCGCCGCCTCACCAATCACTCGGACGCGTGCCCGGCCCATGCGCTGCCCGAGCACTGCGAGCCGTGGAGACGGGCGGTCCGGCGCCTGCTCGAGCTCGGCAAGTGGACGAAGCGCAGGCTGGCGGACCGCTACCGGGTGGATCAGTACCTCGTGCTGAAATGGTCGGAGGGGACCGCCGAGCCGACCGATGCACAGCGTGAGGACCTGTGCTTCCTCGCCTCGCACAGCGCCAAGCCGACGACGCGGATCCGTCGGCACCCGGACGCCTTCGGGCCGGCGTCGCGGGTCCCGCCGCCGTGCCTGCTCGCCTATGTCGGCCAGCGCGTCCAGATCTTGGCCGATCTGGCCGCAGGCGCGGCGAGGGCCGAGATCTGGGCGAAGACAGGCGTCGACATCCGCGCGGTCGCCGACATCAGCGACTTCTGGCTGGACGGCTTCGACGGCGCGCTGGCGGAACTCCGCGCTGCGTACGAACCTCGTCGGCGGCCACGGCCTATCCCGACGGTCATCACGTCCCGTTGATGCTGACCGTGTTCACGGCCGCCCGGATGATGGTGAAGTTCGCCGTCGTCGGGGCCAGCTGCGGCACGATGTCGCCGGCCGGCTCGATGAGGCACCCCGCAGGCACCAGCACCTGCGGGACCCGCTTCATCGCGGCGAAGATCAGCGCCCGCTCGAGCGTCGCGCCCGGGGCGAGCAGGTTCACGTCGGCGACGATCTGGGCCCGGACCTGCTCGATGACCGCGACCGTGTTGGAGCCGGCGACGAACTGCAGGCCGACGATCACGATCGCCGGGTAGTACGGAATGCCGCCCTTGACCGACAGGGGCACGCCCAGGGCGCGGAAGTTGTCCAGGTTCAGCCGGGTGCGCTCGGTCAGGGCCCGGTTCGCCTGCCCCGCTGCGTCGGCCACGAGGACCGACCCGCGGTAGCGCGGCTGGGTGTCGAACGGGTTCAGGATCTCGGTCGCCGTCGCCTGCGTGACCCCCCGCGTCGTCCGGGCGCCCTCCTCGATGGCGAAGCGAGTCCCTCGACGAGCGGAGCGGTAGAAGCCCGACGCGCGCGCGCCGTACTCGGCGTCCGTCTCGTCGACGGTGCCGCCGCTGGCGTGCTCACGGTTCGCGACCTGCACCGTGCCGGTCGTGTCGAGCACGCTCACGAGCTGCACGATGGTGTCCTTGTCGACGTTCCCGATCGGCCCAGCGGTCAGACACTGCGCCGTGACGGTCACGGCCTTGCCGCCGACGCCGGCCGGGTAGATGGCGGGGAGCAGGGTCTGGAACGTCAGGCCCGACCCGGTGGCCACGACGGTGCCGGCCGGGATCGGGAAAGACGGATCGTCCGCGGCGCCGCCGATCTTCGTGAAGCTGACCGGGGCGACGGCGACTTCCGCCTCCTGGCGCCCGGCGAGCTCCTCGCCGATGTTGTTGTAGACCCACCGGTCCAAGACGGCGCCGCCGATCTTGATCGCGGTCGGCAGGCTGATCTCGTTCCACTGCTGTTGGCTCGCGCGGCTGATTTCCTCGCCCATGGTCGCGGCGGCATCGAGGACGGCCCAGACGGCGGAGCCCTCGGCACGGGCGATCGCAGCGGTGAACGGCGACGGTCCGATCGTGACCTTGCGGATCGCGGCGGCGCGCAGGTCGGAGGCATTCGGGAAAACGGCCATGGTGCGGGGCTCCTACTTCGTCGGGTCGACGCGCAGCTCGAGGGACAGGTCGCGCTGGCCGAGCGGCTTCACTCGGATCGTCAGCTCGATGAAGGTGTCGCCCTCGAACGTGATGACGCGCAGGGTGGCGCTGGCCGCCTCGACATCGGGCTGCGCCTGGATCTGGCCGGCGATGCGATTCGACAGGGATTGCAGCTCGGTCGGGCGCACGAGGGTCTTCAGGCGCACGCCGGCGCCGAAGCCTGGCGCGCTGGTCCACTCGCCCAGATCGGTGAAGACAATCCGGATGATGCGCTTGCGCAGGGCTTTGAGCTCGGGCTCGAGCGCGATGTCCTTGCTGTCCGTGTAGCGCCAGATGCCGGACGCCTCGAGCTTGTCGTCGTAGCCGTCGTCGAGGTCGCGGAAGAGGCCGACGGTCGACACCTTCAGGGACAGGTTCGGGCCGTGGTACGGCGCGGCGAATTCGAAGGTCTTCTCGCCGACGAACATCTCGCACTGCTCGCCGTGCAGGTCGCCGACCGCCCGGAGGCTGTAGCGCACGCCGTCCTCGAAGGTCGTATCCGCGGTGACGTGGATCTGCTTGCGGTCCGCGGGGTCGACGTGGCAGCGGAAGATCCCGATCGGCCGGGTCGGCACCACGAGGCCCGGGGCGACGAAGCCGTCCTGCGTGGGGTCGATGGGAGTCAGCCGCCAGTTGTTGCGGTTGATGGCCGAGCGCAGGCCCGCGCGGTCGTTCTGCAGGGGGATGCGGTCGAACACCGCGATGACCCGGTTCGTGCTGGCCACGAGCACGCCGAAGATGCCGATCAAGCCGGCGCCTCCGAAGGTGGTCAGGCCGTAGCCGTATGGGTTCACGCCGTACTGGCTCACAGCTCGAGCTCCACTTCGACTTCGAGATCGTCCAGCGGCTCGACTTCGACCGTCAGGGCGTCTTCGTCCACGGTTTCAAGCTCAAACACCCCCGCAGGCTACACGGGCGGGCCTTCAAATAAAAATCGCGTGATGCTTGACAGGCGCTGCGGTCCATCATACAGTCCGGGAGTGCCGACCCCGACCAGCCCCGCCGCCGCCCGCTTCACCTTTGCCCCCGGGAGCCTCGTCCACGTGCTCGGGCCCTACGACCTCGAGCTTCGCGGACGCGGCACCGACGCCTGGACCGGCCGGACCATGGACGTGATCGAGCACCATCCCAACGGCGACGTCGACCTCGCCCGCGAGGGTCACGACGAGGCCGAGGTCAGCATCCACGAGGGCCGGCTGATCGCCGACTGACCCGCTCCCGCCCGCTCCCGCCCCGCCGCCACAAGCGACGGGGCTTTCGGCGCGCAAGGACCCCACCATGACCGCCGCGCACCAGCTACCCACCATCGCCCCGCCCTCCGAGCTTCTCCGCGCCCTTAGCACGATCGGCCTGGCATGGTCGGCCGCCCTTGCCACGACCCTCGCATCCGCCGCCGATGCGGTCGACGAACAGCTCGAGCTCGGCGCGGACGGCCTGTTCCGGTCGCCGTTTTGCCTCCCCTTCGCGCCGGACGGGATGACCCTGACCGAGGCCCTCGGGATGACCTGCGTCGTCCGCTGGGCCGAGATGGGGACCCGTGAAGAGACGGCCTTCCGGGCCCCGGTGCGCCTGTCCCCGACCGCTCGCACCCCGGGCTCGCGCCGCTGGCTGATCCGCCTCCCCGGTGTCGATGCCGAGACCGAGGCGACCGCCCGCGAGGGGATCGACCTGCTGCGCGCGCTGCTGGTCGTCCGCAGCATCGTCTGGCCGGCGCAGGCCTGGCTCCGCCGCGACCCGGTGGCCCAGACCATCGAGCTTCACCTGCGCGCCATGGAGGCCGAGCTTCGAGGCCCGACGCCGGTCGTCACCCTGACGCCGGCCGTGAACCGCAGCGACCTCGGGAGGGACTGGTCGTGATCACGCCAGCGTCCGCCGCCGAACTGGCGGCCCTGATCAAGAAGTACCTCGAGGCCCAGAAGGCCAGCGAGCGCGCCATGGAGGCGCGGATGAAGCTCGCCCCGGGGTCGACACGGGCCCGGTCGACGACTGCGAACGCCCGATGGGCGCAGGCCGCCGAAGGGCGCGACCACCTACAGGAAGCGGTCCAGCGCAAGGTGAACGAACTCGCCGAGCACGGTGTCGAGCCCGACGACGAGTTCAAGCCGCGGTACTGACCCGCGCGAAATCCCCAGCTTCCTAACCGTGAATCACAGGCGGCCCCGGCCGTCGAAGCGAGCTCAGCATGCGACGCCTGATCACCCTGCACATCGGCCGCGGACTCGGGCTTTACCGGCCCGTCCTGCGCGTCTCCGCCTTCCTCTCGTGGGTCTCCGGCGTCGACTGCCTGTCCCCCGCGTTCATCGACCTGCCGATCTCGGGCCGGGTCCCCTTCCAGCTGGAAGGCCTGCACCCGGTCGACGCGGCCGCTCTGGCCAAGCGCCTGCTCGCGCGCGGGCTGGAGCACCCGTCGCTCGCCACCAACGACGCCAGCACGATCAACGCCATCGCCGAAGCGTGCGGCGAGGGTGAGCTGCGGATCGTGTCGCACTCGATGGGCGCGGCGCGGATCTGGGACATCGACGAGATGATGGCTTTTCACTCCGCGCGGGCCGCTGGCTCCGCGGTGTCGCCCGCGGCGATGCTCGTCAAGCTCGGCCTGTGGGTCTGATCTCCGGCCGGCCATAGGGGCCGGCCGCGTGGGCGGCTGCGTCCGCAGGGGAGGGTGAAGCGATGAAGGTGCAAGTACTGTCAGCGATGATGAAGCCGGCCGAGGTGTTCACCATGGGGTTGAACCTCGCGCGGAGCTTCCGCAGCGGCGCCCGCACGGGGCGCTTCTCGATGAAGCTCATTGATCAGGCCCGGGCATGGGGCGTGGTCGGCAAAGCGTGACCGAGGCGCGCCACGGACGGCGCGCATGAACATCGGGCGAAGCGGGCTCGTCAGTGGCGGCCCATGCAGATCACCTCGAGTAAATCCGACATCCTCGCCGCGCTAGGCCCGGCGGCAGCATCCACGGCGCGCGGCAATAAAGCCGACAAGTTGCAGGCGTGCGTGCTGATCGAGGCCCGCGACGTGGCCCGGTTCACCGGCACGGACATGCTGCTGACGGTCTCGATGGACGTCGGCGCGGTCGTCAATCTGAAGGGCGACCTGTGCGTGCCCGCCGGGTCGTTCCAGAAGATCATCAGCACCTTCCCCGCCGGCGGCATCGTCCTGCGCAAGCTCGACGGCAACTACTTGGAGATCAAGTCGACGGCGCCCAAGAGCAAGGTGACCGTCAAGATCCAGGGCTACCCCGCGGCCAGCTTCCCGTTGCGCGACGTGGTGCCCGACGGCGGCGAGGTCGTGCGCTTCCCGGCTGAGCACCTGCGCCGGCTGCTGGACGCGGCGATGTACGCCGTATGCGCCGAGGAGAGCCGGGTCAACATCTGCTGCGTGCACATCGACCGCTCGAAGCCGGTCGTGTCCGTGGTGACGACCGACGGCCACCGCATGGCGCACGCCTCGATGCCCCTCGCGTTCCCTGAGCTTCTCAAAAGCGGCGAGGCCCTGACGCACCGCGAGACGATCAACCTGCCGCGGCGCAGCGCGACGGTCCTGGCGAGCTACCTGACCGAGGGGGCCGACTGCGACATGCGGGTCGCGGGCAAGTTCGCCGTGTTCCAGGTCGGGGCCATGCGGGCTGTTTTGAAGGCCGCCGACGTGGTGTTCCCTCCCTGGCAGACGATATTCCCGGTGGAGCACAAGCACACCTGCCGCATCCCCCGGCGCGAGCTGCAGGCGATGGTCGACCGGGCGCTGGCGATGGCGGAGTCGCGGTCGCACATGGCCAAGTTCACGTTCACCGCGGGGGCGGCCGGGTCCGGGGAGGTCTCGCTGACCGCGGACAATCCCGACATGGGCGTGCTCCACGACGCGCTCGACAAGGGCATCACCATGGACGCGGGCGCCGTCATCTCCTCGATGAACGCCGCGTACATCCACGAGGCGATTGCGCACCTGCCGGGGGACGTGATCGTGTTCAAGCTGAACAGCTCGAATGAGGTGTCGCTGATCACGAGCGAGGGGGCCGACACCGCCGACGGGTTCACCTCGCGCGCGCTCGTGATGCCGATGAAGTCGACTTGAAGGATCGATCGCCGGCCTGCGTCGACTACATCGCCATGAGCAACACATCGATCATCCCTCCGGGCAGCGCCGCCGCTGGCGCAGCTTTCAACTTCAACGTCCGCGGCTCGGTCGACATCGACGGCGTGACCCTCGCGCTGCGTTACAGCACCGGGCCCATGACGCACGTGCTGGTCGGCGCGACCGATGCCATCACCGGCACCCAGACGTCCTGGCTCGGCTGGGCCCATACCGTCAGCGAGGTCCCCGAGCACGAGGTCGACGCTACGGCTCGCCGCCTCGGGCGCGAGCTCCTGGACTTCTCCAACACGGAGCAGTTGGTCGTGGAGTGCATCGAGGAGCTTCGCCGCATGGCCCGGTATGTCGAGGGGCAGCGCGAGCGCTTCGGTAAGGACCGGGAGCTATGCACCCTGTACAAGGGCCAGCAGCTGGGCCTTGCCGCGGCCCTGCCGCTGATCGAAGCCCTCGCCGATCGGCTTGGCGTCGGGCTCCCGTTGAAGGCGCACGCGCTGCAGGAGGCGCGCAACGCCGCCGAGCCGGCGCTGACCCTCGCACAGGGCATCGCCGGTCTGGTCGGCGCCGTGGTCGACGGTCTGGGCGACCGCGCGGAGATCGAGGTCGTGGTCGCCCCGGCCGCCGCGCTGGGCTGAGCTACTCCTTGGTGACCTCGAGGGACACGGACCACGTGCCCTCGAGCGGCCGGCGGATGTCGGTCGCGTCGACGCCCGAGTAGATCTCGAGGTCGAAATAGCCGGACCCGTGCCCGCCCATGTAGCGGGTCGTGTCCGGCGTCAGCACGACACGGATCTGGCCCTTCGTCGCGTTGACTACGGTGCAGACGGCGACCCACAGCGCGGGCTTCTTGTAGTCGTAGGCCTGCAGTCGAAACTCGCACTTGGCCATGTAGTTCGTGAGGTCGAAGGCCTTGCCGGTCTTTTTGTCGCGCAGGGTGACGAGCACGCGCAGCCTGGCGCCGGCCTTGATCAGCCACTCGGTCTCGCTCTTGATGCTGGGGCAGGTGCAGCTCATGTGGCCTTCACGCGCAGGTAGATCTGGTAGTCCGACGAGGCGCCGTCGTTGTTGGTGACCTCGATCGTGAACGTGTGGTCGGCCAGCTTGTCGGCGTCGTCCGCGATCGTCACGTGGTAGTGGGTGCGGTAGCCGGCGCTGGCGTCGATGTTGCTCAGCTGCAGCACCAGCAGCGAGTTCGCGTAGATCTTGACGGTGGTGTCCGTGCTGCTCGTCGACGTGATGCGCAGGTACTGCAGCACGCACTCGTCCATGTTCGGCGGGAGCACGACCGAGACGTCCTCCGAGTCGCCGGACGCGACGGTGACCGTCAGCGGGTCGGTGTTCCGGTTGTCGTAGGCCTGCAGCATCCTGCGCAGGTCGGGCGACCAGCCCTCTTTGTTGAAGACGCCGGGCCCGGTCGCATAGTTGCTCTGCTTGCCCTCCTCGGTGGCGGGATGTCGATGCCCGGCCGCGTCGCGGACGATGACCGAGCGCTCGTCTACCTCGTCGCCGTCCTCGCCCATGTCGAGCCCGTCGTTCACGGAGAGCTTGATCAAGTAGGTGCCGACGACGTCCGGGGTGAAGGTCGGCGCCTCGCCCGTGGTGGTCGACAGGATCGCCTCGCTGTTGAAGGGCCGGTCCAGCACCCAGCGGCGCGTCCGCACGCCGTTCGGGGTGCCGTTGCGGACGGTGACGATGGAGCCGAGCAGGATGTCGTCGCGGGCGATGCCGGCGACGCCGTTCGGGATCGTGTTTGCTGCCTGGTCGATCCTGATAAGCGCGCTTGCCACGGCGGAAGTGTACACCGGGCCCGGGGCGCGGCTGAGCCCGCTAAAGCATCGCATGACGCTTGACGCGGCCGGGCGACCACCGCACACTGCCGGCCATGAGCGGAGAAACCGACTATGAGCGCGCGCAGGCTATGACGGCCGAGGGCCAGACCCAGAGCAAGATCGCGGAAGTTCTTGGGGTCTCGCGCCAGTACGTGCACCAGCTGCTGACGCGGGACGGGGCGCCGGCCAACCACGGGGTGCGGCACGGCACGGTGTCCATGGCGGCGACGTGCGCCTGCCGGCGCTGCAAGCAGTTGCTGACGAAGATCAAGGCCGGGGCGGCGGAGGCCTGCAAGCTCCTGCGGGCCGGGAGGTCGCTCGTCGACGTCACCAACGCGACCGGCCTCGCCGTCGCCCGGTATGTGACCGCAGCTCGGCGCGTCGACAAGCCGCCGGCGATCCTCGCCGAGCTCGTGAGGGTGTTCGACGAGACGGCGGAGATGCGCCCGCGCGGCCGGCCGAAGGGCGCCGCCGCGGCACTGCCATCGAAGGGTATGGCCGCCTGACTACCGCGGGGCCGAGATGGTCTGCGACGCGCTCATGGCCGCCGACGTGAGGCTCGCGGGCTTCGGCACCGCGTGGAAAGCAGCAAGGGCAGCGACGAGCCCAGGCGCGACGGCGACGAGCTCCGGCGACCCGGCGATGAAGGCGACGAGGGTGTCAACGGCCGTCAGGTAGGTGAAGAACACCGGGTCGATGCCGGCCGTGCTCTGGTAGCGGTCGCTGGCCCGCACGAGGCCGTACGCGTAGCCCTCGTAGAGCGGGTCGGTCGCGTTCACGCTCTGCTCGATCTCCGGGGGCAGCATCGGCGCGCCGGCCTTCTCGTCCTCGCCCATCACCGTCGCGGGGGCCGGAGCCGCCTGCGCGGACGCCCCCAGCATCACGTGGTCGCCGTCGATCAGGACGAAGCCGCCCGCGGCCTTGACCGACACCCCGGCGCCGCTGTGGACCACGACGTCGCCGGTCCCGCGGGTCTCGAGCACGAAGACGGTGTTCGGGGCGGACTGGATGAATTGCACCCGCCGGGCGTAGCGGGCGTTCGTGTCCTTGTCGAACACCGGGCCCTCGACAGGGACCGAGCCCCCGGCCACGGACGCGGGGATCGGGTCGCGGTCGTCGTGGAGCTTGCCCGCGATGACGCTCGCGTTCGGGTCGCCGTTCAAGGCGAGCAGGGACACCCGCGCGCCGAAGCTGAACACCTCGTAGCTGTCGGCGACGTTGACCCGGGCCACGACCTGGCCGCCGCCGGGCTGCAGCGTGCACTCGACGTACGCCTGCCCACCGCGCAGGAACCAGTACGCCGTCGTGACGTCGTCCGGCTCGTCGTCGTCGGTCTTGTGCCCGATGGTGGCGTGGAGCGCCCCGGGCATCGGCGCGGCTCCGGTGCCGCTCGCCGGCTGCGGGGAAGGGCCGGAGATTCGAGGAGGCCCGGAGGTCGTGACGTTGCGGACGGTCGCCATGAATGGACCGTATCACGGGGCCGTCTGGCCTCACATGGAAGCTCTCTACCAATCCGTGTACGCGCAGGCCTTTGGTCTCAAGTGGGCCAGCCTGGGCAACTACCCGCAGGCCACCCGCACCGCGCTCGCGCGCGAGGACGCCGAGAATGCCGCCGCCGCCGCGGTCTCGTCGTTCTCCTTCTCCACGCAGGACAAGGTCGTCGCGGCGAAGGGACAGCAGCCGTGAAGCTCGTCTACGTCGCCGGCCCCTACCGCGCCAAGACCGTCTGGGGCGTCGAGCAGAACATCCTCGCGGCGCAGCAGGTGACCGCGCAGATCCTCGCCATCGACGGCCTGCATCCGGTCTGCCCGCACCTGAACACCCGCCAGATGGAGGGCATCACCAGCGACGAGCAGGTGCTCGAGGGCACTCTGGAGATGCTCCGCCGCTGCGACGCGGTGATCATCGACGGCCGCTGGGAGAGCAGCGCCGGCACCCGCGGCGAGGTCGCGGAGGCGCTGCGGCTCGGCCTGCCGATCCTGTACGCGTGGGGAGACGAGAGCTGCTCGGCCGGCATCCTGCGAGACCTTGCGGCGACGCCGCCCGGCTACCGCGTGCCTGCGAGCTCCGTCGACCCGCAGCGCAGCCGGTTCTGGATGGGCCAGCGCGCCGGCGCCGACGAGATGGTGATCCGCCTCGGGCCGAGCACGCGATCGCGGCCATGAGTAAGACGAAGCACGGGCGCCGGTACACGCAGGGAGGCCGTCTCCTGCGCAGCCAGGTCGCCCGTGCCCTCGTGCGGGCCCGCGACGGCGACGCTTGCCACCTCTGCGGCGAGGTCGTCCACGAGGGCTTCGTGCAGGGCGACAAGCGGCAGGCGACACTGGACCACCTGACCGAAAGGGCAGCCGGAGGCGGGAGCGACCTCGGGAACATGCGGCTCTCCCACCGCGGCTGCAATGAGTCCCGCGGGCAGGCCTTCGACACCGAGCGCCGCATGGTCTCGTCGAGCAGCCCCGCCCTCGCCCGGCTGCTCGACATCATCGACGCGCTGCTGTCTCAGGGCTTGTTCAGCACCGCGTCGATCGACCACCGCGCGTCCAGGTAGTTCGTCGCCTTGATCTGGAACTCGAAGCCGCGCCCAGCGTCCCAGCCGACGATCACGTCCTGCGTGTAGAAGTCGGTCTGCGTCGACGGGTGCACCGTGGCGAGCGCCGCCCGGTATGCGATCTGCGGCGCGACCGTTCCGCCCGCGACGATCTTCGCCTGAAGCTCCGGCACGCCCATCGCCGCGATCTCGGAGGACAGGCTGATGCGCCCGTCCGCTGGCACCGCGGGGTCGACGAGGCAGCGCACCGGATCGGAGGGCAGCAGGTACAGGATGTCCGCGCCGGTCTCGTCGTTGTCCTGCAGCGGGATGCCCGACGACAGCGTGGTCGTGATCGATACGTCGAACTCGCCGCGCGCCAGCTGCTCGTAGTAACTGTAGGCGATGGCGTCCACGATCTCCTGCGCCTTCGGCCCGCTGATGTCGTCGATCTCGAAGACCTTGCGCTCGGGCCGGTCGCCGTCGCCGCTCGGGGTGGCGACGTTGGCCTTCTTCTTCTGGATCGGCGTCGGGGGGAAGTCGCCGACGACGGCCTTCCCCTGCGTGCTGTCCCACGCCAGCACCCGGACGTAGGGAATGGGGACCCCGCCGAGTTGCTTGTGAACGGTCATCACCTTGCAGTTGCGGCCCTTGGCGAAGGTCCGGATCGGCGCCTTGCTGGACCCGTAGTACGTCGCCGGGTCCAGGATCACGAGCTCGGCGGCGGGGAGCGCCAGACCGATGCCGGGGATGTTCACCGGCGTTCGCCCGGGGCGGATGGTGCCCTTCAAGCCGGCGCTGACGAGCAGGTCCGTGATCATGTCCCAGACCTTCTGGCGGGCGACCTTCGGGGCCCGCTTCGGCACCTTGACCGTCTTCTTCTTGGCCGTCATCCACTGCGGCGTCTTGAACTCGGCGAGGGTCGGCATCCTCGAGCTCTCGACCACGATCTCGAGCCCGCGCATGCCGGGCAGGCCGAAGTAGTTGATGCCGTCGCCGAACAGCAAGTACTTGATCGCCTGATCCAGCGGCGTGTCGACCGGGAGTCGGCGCAGCATGTTCTCCGGGCACTCGGCGTCGAGCAGGAAGCCGGTCGTGTCGCGCGCGGCGATCTCGATCCGTTCGTTGGCGTCGAACTTCGTCGTCCAGTCGTCGATGAAGCCGCGGAAGATCTCGGTCGACTGCCCGCCGTTCGGCCAGCCGCTCGGCACGATGTCGGCGAGGAGGAGGCCGTGCGCGCCGACGGGCCCGCAAGCCCGGGCGAAGTCCTCGGACGAGACCATGCCGGCGAAGACCTGGATCGTCGCCGACTTCAGGATCTGCGGGTTGAAGGGGAGCTGCGCATACAGGATCTCGACCTTCGCGGTGTCGGCCTTGCGCGGGCTGTTGCGCTCGACGGTGTACGAGAGCGGCACGATGTCGAAGCCCACGCTCTTGAAGGTGCCGAAGGGGATGTCGTGCACGATGCCGAGGGAGAAGGCCTCGGGCCCGGTGCCGGTCGGCGGCAGGCCGGGCGAGATGACGGGCGTCGTGGCGAAGTCCTCGAAGCGGACCTGGATCCGCACCTTGGCGGCGGGGTAGCGGACAGCAGGCATGCGGTCACCGGTAGAGCGGCGTGCGCCTGAGTTGGTTGATCGGCCCGAGCGGTTCGATCAGCGCGAGCATGATGCGGTCGGGGTCGCTCCCACGAAGCTCCTGCGTCATGTGGATGTTCTGGATGTTGATTGTCTGGCCGTCCGGGGCCTGCGCGGCGATGATGGCGGGCGGGATGCCGACGCAGGCGACCGCGGCGATGGCGGCGAAGCGGAGGAAGGACCGGCGCTGCATGCCGCCACTGTATCAGGTCAGCTTCGGGATCCGCAGCAGCCGGCCCGGCGTGACGATCGACCCGGACAGGCCGTTGAAGTCGGCGATGTCGGTCCAGTTCTCCGGGCGGCCGTAATAGATCGTGGCGACCCCGCGCAGGTTCTGGTTGGCCTGCATGACGTGGGTCGCCTGGACCTGCTTTGTGAAGAAGGCCTCGAGCTCGGCCTCCCGCTCCGCCGCGAGGAAGGCAAGCTCCTGCAGCAGCAGCCGCACCTGACCCTCCGCGGCGGCGAGCAGGGCCTGCGACGTGGGGTTGTCGCGCCCACGCAGCGCCGCCCCGTCGCGGGACAGCAAGTCGAGCAACTCGCGGCAGGCGAGCTTCAACCCGATCGCGGCCGCGCGGATGCTGGCCACGATGTCGAAGGGGTTCAGCATCGTCGACAGCATCTTCTGGAGCGTCTGCACCAGGCTCGTGATCAGGTTCAGCAGGCTGGTGATCGGCCCGGTGAAGCTCTTGAAGAACTCGCTGGCCAGGTAGTCCGCGGTCAGCAGCGCGTTCAGCAGCGCCTGCAGGATGGCGTTCAGGGCCTTCAAGAACCCGAGCACGTTCGCCTGCGGCTTGACGGCGATCGGCTGCGCGTCCGTGTCGCCGATCCACTGGAATTCCATCTCGTAGCCGATGTCCTGCTCGCGCTTGTGCGGGAAGGAGGCCCGGGTCAGGAAGCCGTAGCGGACGATGGAGCCCCACTCCACGCGGAGCAGGGCGCCAGACCGGCGGATCAGGTCCATCGCGTCGCGGACCGTCCGGGCGAGGTACGCCTGCTGCGACCCCGGCGTCGCCTGCCCGCTGGTGAAGCTCGACCCGGCGACGATGATGTTCGCGCCCGCCGGCGCCGGCTTGCCCGCTGCGCCGACCGGAGGGAAGTTCAGGAGGTAGGGCGCGTTGCCGTCCTCGAAGAGGAAGATGTCGTTCCACTCGCCGGTGACCTCGGTCGGCAAGTACTTCGGGCCGATGACCTGCGCGTACGCCACGGGGTTGCCCGCAAAGTAGTCGATGACAACCGTCTGCTCGCCGCCGAAGGTGAGCGGCTGGCGAGGCAGTGAGCGCCCGCGGAGGATGATCGTCCGCTTCAGGCCGTTGGTCTCGGCGATGACGAAGGGGAACGACATGCTCAGCCCATCCCGCCCACGGTGTCAGACCCGGACGCGGTCGGCCGCCGGGCCAGGTTCTCGATCGGAGTGATCAGCGCCGACAGGGCCCGGTCCGGGTCCTCGCCGCGCAGGTCGATGTTTTGATAGAGGTTCTGGACGCTGACGCGCGGGCCCTTCGGCGTCTTGGGCTCCTCGGTCGGCTTGCCGAAGAAGTCGACGATCTTGGTGGTCAGGGCGTCGGTCCACGAGCTGATGGCGCCCTCGTCGATGCTCTTGATGTCCGTGGCGCGCCAGGCCTTCGCGGCCTCGTCGATCTTGTCGGCCAGTGCATAGGCCTTGTCGGCGAACTCGCTGTCCGAATTGGACACCCCTTGCACGCCGGCCGTCTTGTAAGCCGCGTCGCGCACCACGGCGTACGCCTTCGCCAGGAAGCCCAGGATCTTGATGAACCCGGACGCGACCCCGGCGAGGATCGCCACGCCCTCCGACAGGCCGTTCACGATGTTGGTCGCCATGTTGATGGCGTTCTGCATCATCGAAGCGCCGGTCTGCGCACCCAGGAAGGCCTCGCCGACCTTCTTCAGCTTCTCCCAGAAAACCATCGCCGCGATGATGAGCGGGCGGATCGTGATGGACCCGTCCTTGAAGCCCTGGACGATCGAGGCGGTCAGCTCGCTCCATCGGCTGGCGATGTATGCCGCGATGCCGGCGGCGGCAAGCAGAGGGATCGCCAGCAGGGCGAATGCAGCGGCCGCGAGGAGGACCATCGGCAGCAGCACCGCCGCGAACATCGCCATCTTGCCGAACGCGGACCCGATCGTGGTGAAGACGCCGAGTGCGTTGGAGGCCGCGCCCCCCGCGGAGAAGCTCTTGAAGAACCGCGCCGTCGCCGACGCCGCGCTGGCGATGCCCCGGCCTGCGCCTCGGGTCGCATCGAACGCGCCCTTCGCCCCGCGCGCGGCTCCGCCGACAGCCCTACCAGCGGCAGCCGCCGCCATAAGGCCGGCGCCGATCATCATGCGGGAGAGCATGTAGGCCGCGGCGCCGCGGATGATGGCGCCGGCAATTTGGAAGCCCTGGTAGATGCGGTTCACGACCGCCCGGGTGTTCTCCTGAACGTACCGGAAGGCCTGGCTGACGCGCTCGAGCATGCGCTCGACGGGCCTCGCCATGAGGCTGCCGATCTGGCCCGCGATGACGACCATCTTGGCCGTGCGGTTCTTGCCCAGGAGGCTGTTGTCCTCGCCGGTGTGGCGGATCGTGTTCTTTTTGATGCGGTCGAAGATCGGCGCCATCACGGCGTTGCGGACCTTCTTGACCGACGACAGAGCCGACGCACTCGCGCCTTCCCATGAGCTCGCATACATCTTCGCCAGCGCCGGGCCGCCGCGCTTGAAGGCCTCCTCGATGGCCCGCATGCGGTCCTCGCCGGAGAGCTTATTGAAGGCCATGGTCAGCTTGTCGCCGGACAGGCCCTTGGCGAGCAGTTTGCCGCCGCCCGCGGCTTTCTCCATGCTGGCCCCGACGTCGGCGATGACCGGCGCGAGCCGCTTCCAGGTGTCCATCTCGGCGCCGGCCGAGCCGCTCAGGATGCGACCCATCTGCGAGCCGCCCGTCATGAAGTCGCCGCCAGTCAGGGTCGGCGTGAACAGGGCCATGTTCTGCGTCAGCTGCATGATGCGCTGCATGTCGCCGGTCACGCTGCGGGCGCCGGGCAGCATGTTCTCAAACATTTTCGACACGTCATCGAGCTCTCCCGGGCTCGAGTCGGCGATCGTGTTCAGCTGGCGCATGGCCTGCGCGGCAACCTTCAGGTTCTCACCGATCTGATCGGTCGCGCCTGCGCTGTGGTTGTACAGCTGCAGCGTGCCGGCGAGGGTCGACTGCATGCGCTCGGTTGACGCCGCGGCCGCGAGCCCGCCCTTCGCCATCATCCCGGCGGCGACGCCGGCCGCAGCGGCTCCCGCCGCGCCCGCGCCCTTCGTGATCGCCCCGGCGGTCTGGAATGCGCCGGAGCCGATGGACCGCCCGAGGTTGGCGACGCTCGAGTTGATGCCGCCGATGCTCGACTGCATCGCCTTCAGCTGCTTGTTCGCCGCCGCGACGCCGCTGGGGAGGTTCCCCTTCGTCGACATCTCGGCGGCCAGCTTGTAGATCGTGGAGACGGTCATCGGTTCGCCCTACTCGCGGCCTCGTTGGCCTTCTCCTCGCGGTCGATCCAGTAGCCGCAGTGCCGGATGCGGGACAGGAGCTTCTCGATCGGCCAGTGCATCATCGCGTCGTAGTTGCAGCCGGGGACCGTCTTGGCGAGGTACATCACCCCGAGCAGGTGGTCCTCCACCCGCGCCCGCCAGTCGACCCGGCGGAGCGCGGCCCAAAGCCGGCCAGCGTCTCTCGCCGGCGGACGGGTATGGCTAACCCTTCCGCTGCATGCCGGCGAGGAACGCCTCCCCCTGGGCGTCCGTGATGGTGTGCAGGTGCGAAAAGGCCTTGTCGAGCATCTTGCGGCCCTTCGGCCCGATGTCGTCCATCCACTTCGTGATGGTGTCGAAGTTGCGCCGCGTGTACTGGCCGCCGATGGCGTAGACCGAGGAGAGCATCCAGTGCTTCCCGATCTGCCCCGCGTCGAAGGCCCCGCTCTGCGTGGCGGCCTTCAGGGCGCCCTCCTCCTCCGCGGTGCTGAGCAGCGTCAGGGCGAAGGTGCGGTCGCCGTCGTTGCGTCCGCTGGTCCGCCAGGTCTCGGGCAGGATGTCGACCGGCAGGGTGAAGACGTAGTGCTCGCGCTGCTGGATGAATTCCTGCGGCACGCCCGCGAACACGGGCGCCTGGACAGCTGCGGCGGTGCTCGGCGAGCTCATGCCGCCGGGCAGTGGAAGACCTGTGGCCGGGTCGTATTGGATCGTCATGGTTCCCCTATCCTCTCGTGGTCGTCTCTATCAGGGCTTGATCAGAAACTCGGAGCACTTGCCGTCGAGTTCCATCTTGCCGAAGTCCTTGCGGCTGTCGAAGCCGAAGGGAATGTCCGCGAAGGCGACGTCCTTCGCCATGAGGCTGGTCTTGTCGCCGTTCGGCCAGAGCAGCGAGCAGGCGATGTCGATGCGCACCGCGCCGCCGGCCCGACGCTGGGCCTTCAACACGATCGCGTTGATGAGGTCCAAGCCCTGCCGGTTCTCGCTGTGCATCTCGATCTTCAACGCGAGTCCGTTGAACTTGGAGTCGTAGCGCATGGCCACCTCGCCGACGTAGTCCTCCTCCGAGCGCGCGAGCTCGAAGGTGAACTGGATCGACTTGATGGTCGTGATCTCGTTCATCAAGGCGCCGTCCTTGATGATGCGGACGCTGATGTCCTGGCCTGTAATGCGGTCGAACATGGTGCGCTGTTACTCCTTCTCGGTGATCGTGACGTTGGGGCCGGCGTTGATGAGCAGGACGATGGCCTTCATGAGGCCGTACATCTTCGCGTCGAGCGCGAAGATTGGGAGGCCGGCGCTGGTCTGCGCGGGCGTGCTGTCGTAGTGGACGCCGTAGCGCTCGAGCCGCGACTGCTCGGGCTGGCCGGGGGCCTGCAGCGTGTCGAGGAAGCCGTTCAGCTGGTCCTCGAGGGACTGCCGCTCGCGCGGGGTGTTGAGCCGGTCCTTGTACGGCGCGGCGACGCTGTAGGCCGTGTCGATCAGGAAGTCGGCGAAGTAGCGGCGGTTGTTGTCGCTGCGCGCCTTGTCGCTGGTCGGGTCGACGCTCGACACGTCGCTCTCGATCTCCCAGCCGTTCGGCTTGGAGAAGCGCAGGGCCGCGATGCCCTTCGCCTGGAAGTCGACGTAGTCCGCGTCCACCAGGTCGACGCCGCCGACGTTGGGGTCGTAGGCATCTTCGAGCGCGATGATCATCGTCAGGCTGCCGACGTTCGTGTACTTCTGCGCCTCGCCCGCGGAGCGCTCCGGCGGGATCTTCGAGCGGATCATCGCCATGATGCCGTCGCTGTGCCGCTGGACGACGCCGGTGTCGGAGAAGCCCTGACCGCCGGACACGCCCACCTCGAGGATCTCGGGGATCAGGGTCTTGTGGCCGGGGAAGCAGTAGGTCAGGCGGTCGTGGCGGCCGACGTTGCCCACGCCGACGCCCACGTCCCCCTTGGCCACTGCGCGGGTCGTGCCGATCGGCGGGCCGTAGATGGTCTTGCGGCAGATGAGCCCGGCTGCGGTCGCGGCGATGGCGTTGTCGCGGAGGAAGGCGCCGATGTTCGCCGAGCTGCGGGCGGAGACGATGATGTTGGCGTTCGCGCCCGGGCCGTTCTTGCCGAGGGTCCGGATCATCGCGTCGCGGTAGCGGATGTCGAGCGCGCCCGTGGACAGGCGGGCGATGGCGGCGCTGTTGGTGACGGCGAAGGCGTCGGGCAGGTTGCGGTCGATGATCACGTCCACGCCAGACGAGGCCGAGCCGAGCGCGGTGTCGTTATCGACCCACGGGCGGACCTTCGCGTCGAAGGGGCCGCCAGCCTTGTCCGTGAGGATGTCCTGCAGAGTGACCCACACGGTCGACGTGGTGCTGTCCTGCACGCGGGTGCCGGCGGGGATCGTGACCTCGGCACCAGCGGCCGCTTCGGCCTTCACCGCGTCGAAGCCCAGCGCCTCGTAGACGCCGCCGACCGCCTGGAGCTTGCCTGTGGCGGGGGTAGAGTTCTCGGTCACCCAGAGGAAGCCCTTGCTGTCGACGTAGGAGCCGATGCCAGACAGGGCCTCGAAGATGGAGGCCGCCTCCGCCGCGGTCACGGCGTCGATGTCGGCGACGTTGCCGTCGCCCGCGTCGAGCGTGACCTTGCCGGTGGTGGTGTGCGTGATCGAGATGTCGCCGGGGCTGACCTCGGCGAACACGCTCGCGGTGAACAGGACGTTCGCGGCGCCGGTCGCCTTGATGCCCGCGGCGCCGGCCGAGATGATGGTGACGCCCGGCGGCGGGGTCGTGAGCGCGGCGAAGGCAGCGAGCAGGCCGTTGCGCAGCGTCGCCTCCACGCCGTCGGGCTGGGCGAAGGTGGCGTCAAAGTTGGTCAGGACACCGGCGACGTACATCGCGATGCGCAGGGTGTAGTTGCCCGCCTGCGCGTTGACGGCGACCCAATCCCACACATCGGCGACGGCGACGGAGACGAAGCCGAGGGTCGCCACGGCGGTGCCGCCGGTGATCTCGATGCGGCCCGAGGACCCGGCGATCATCGACCGCAGGCTGATCTCTCCGCCGTTGTCGAAGGCGATCGTCAGGGCGGCCGCCAGGTTGATCCGGGCGATGCACTCGGCCTCGGTCTGCTCCTGATCGGTGAAGACGATCGGGGGCAGCACCACGCCGTCGACCGTCAGCAGCAGCGTCTCGCCGCCGGTGAACAGGGTCGGGAAGGTGCCGCTGGTCGCGTTGATGACCGCCTTGTTCGCCAAGAACGTCGCGGGCACGTTCACCGCATCGTTGCGGCGCCAGGTGACGGTGTCACCCGCGGCGAGGTCGAATGTCCCCTTGCCACCCTTCTTCGCGGCGAGGCGGCGGAACTGGACGCTGCCGGCGCTGTTGTCGACGCGGCAGACGACCAGCGCGGCGAAGGACAGCGAGGTCCGCCAGACGTGCAGGTTGCCGTTCCAGTACTCGGTTCCACCAGAGCGAAGGGCGACCGGGCCCGAGTACTTGCCCGAGCTCGTGGCGTGGCCGAAGCCGCCGTAGCGGGACACATAGTCGGAGTCGCTGAAGATCTGCGTCGGGGTGAACTCGCCCCGCTCGGTCTCGCCGACGATCAGCACGGTGCCGGTGCCGGCCCCCAGCGTCTGCGCGGGGGTGACCTGATCGACGAGCGCGATCTGGGGCAGCGAGGCCAGTTCGGCCAGCGTCGGGAACTGCTGATAGACCTTTTTGGCGACCACGGCGGCAGGTTACACGGGCCCCCAATGAGGCCCGCGGAGAGCGACTGCAATGCGTGAGGCCCGTGTCTCAGCGGCGCCGCTGCGATAGTGACCACGCTGCGAGCGTGACCGCGGCCAGCACCTACTCGATGCCCACGTCCACGCGGGCGCGGCGGAGCTTGGCCGGGCGGGTGACGAGGCGGAGCACGGGGACCTGACAGACTAGCCCCGCGACGAGGGCGAACAGGTTGGCCTGCGCCTTGTCGCCGTCGTCCTGGTTCATGAGCGACGCCAGCCCGACCCGGACCTGCGCACCGTAGTACGCAGGGACGATGACCGAGCGGCCCATGCGATCGGTCTGCGGCTCAGAAAGCCAGTCCTCGAGCTCGGCCCGGAAGGCGCGGCGGTCGTCGCGATGTCCGAAGATCATATGCACGGCGAGGCGCACCGTCGAGAACGACTGGCGAAACAGCACGGTGCCCTCGCCGAACTTGTCGGCGGTCTCTTCGAGGTAGCGGGCGGCGGACACCTCGTCGCCAAAATCCTGCTCGTCCACCTCCATGATGGTCGCCTGCGCCGGCGCCAGCTGGGCTTCGTTCGGCGGCCAGTCGATGTAGATCGCGGTCATCTTGACCGTGCGACCGTTCGGGCTCTGCCCGGTGGCCACGTTCTCGTCGTCCTTGACGGTGGCCACGATGCCGTCGAGCAGCGACCCGACTGCGAGCTGCGCAGCGTAGAGGCTGGGGATTTTGCGGGTCTGGTCCACCGACGTCGCGGGCGGCTGGTAGGTGACGAGGTTGTCCTTGTCGGGGTGCGTCGTCTGCGTGTAGCCGTCGGGGTTGTCGCTGGTCTGGGCCATGGTCACTGCTACTCGCGCCACGCTGCGCCGTCAATCGCCTCGTGCACGCCCCGCCGATCTGGTAGTTTGGCGATGTGATGCACGAGGGGTTGAACGAGGGTGAACACGTCGCGCAGGCGCCGACTCCAAGCGGGTGGGGCGACCGGCCAGCGCAGCGTGTGGCGATCGAGGGGCACCGCTACAGCAGGCGCTACGTGCTGGTGCCCGAGGGCGACGTCCTGAAGCGGGGGCGGAACGGCAAGGTCTTCGGCTACAACGTCCGGACCCTGGCGCGCCTGGCCGGCCTGTCGACGTCGGCGGTCTCGAAGGACATCGCCGCGAAGAAGCTCGACCCGTGGGACTTGTCCTCGATCATCCGCTGGGTGGTCACCCGGGTCCGGCCCCCGGCGGACGTTGACCTCGACACCGCCCCGCCGCTTTGGCACCACTACGACAACTACAGCCTGATCGCTGGGCCGGTACGTCGGCCCGAGGGCGCGAACCAGATCTACCTCGCCGTCCCCATGCCAGCCCATCAGGCGCACGAGGAGATGGTCCGGCTGTTCTGGGCCCAGCGGGGGAAGCTCGCCGTCTTCCGCGGCTCGAGCTACGAGCTCGCGTGGCGGATGTTTGAGCTCGACGGCATCGACCGGGAGAGCCTGCAGCCCCACGCCGATCGCAGCGGTCGCATGCAGCCGCACCCGCGGATCCGTATGGCGGCTCGGTCCCTGCGCAGACTGGTGACGCTTGGGGTGCTGCTCCACGACGAGGCGACCGGGGCGTGGACCATGGCCCCTTTCCCGAGCACCATCGACGGCGTGACCGAGGGCCTGCGCAGGGAGGGCTTTCAGGAGGCGGAGGCCAGGGGCCGGCACATCGCCATCGGCCGCGACCTGTTCGCCCTGTCGTCCGCGCGCCGGCTGCTGGCCCACATGCGGACGAACCGGCTGACCTCGAGCACCTGCGGCCGGGACAAGCGCCTGTGGATCGTCAACGGGATGGACCGCGCCTTCCACGGCTACAAGGAGCGGCGCATCTTCAGGACGCCCGGCGAGGTCGCCCCAGCGGGTCCCGAGCAACCCGCCTGACCGCCGCGTCGTAGTTCGTTGCGGCCTGGCGCCGGAACTCGTCGAGCACGTCGCGCAGCAGCCACTTCGGCTTCGTGCCCTTCTTGCCGATCTTGCGGGCGATGCCGAGGGCCAGCCCCGCGATCAGGTTGGCGTGCCGGAGGGTGCGCGCCGGCTTGCTGCGGTAGATCTTCGCGTAGAGCTTGATGTTCGCCCGCATGCGCTTGCGCTGCTTGCCGCCCGACACGTCGCCGGTGATGCGGTGCGCCTTCGAGGTCGCGCGCATGGCCTCCTTGCGGCTCACCGTCGGGGGCTTCTTCGGGCGGATGCCCTTCGCCAGGATCCAGGCCTCGATCGCCTTCACCGGCGGCATGCGGCCCGCGCCGCGGCCAGCCTCCACCATCGAGGCATAGGGGCTGGTGTTCGCCGTCGCCGCCCCGCCGGGGAACTTTACGACCTTCCACTGGCGCTTGAACTGGCCCGTCGCGTCGACCTTGCGGCCGGCGGTCTCCTTGACCATGCGGGCGACGCCCCACCGGGCGGTCAGGATGGCGGCCGCGCGCATCGCCTTCTGCACATTGACGAGCGTGCGCTGCATGGCCCGGCCGAGCGCCGCTGGCCCGCCCTTGACGACGACGGTCCCGTCAGCCACGGGAGCCCCACGCGGCCATCACCATGGCGAACGCCGCGAAGGTGAACAGCCCCACGGACAGGGAGCCGAGCAGCCGGGCGAGGTCCATCGCGTCGTCGCGGGCGAGCGCGGCGAGGACGAACAGGCCCAGCCCGAGGGCGAGGTAACGGGCGATCCGCATGTTCATGACGGTACCACCGGGTCATCCGCGCAGGCGGCCATGATGCGGGCGACCAGCACCTCGCGGACCCCCATGTCGCCGACGGCGTGAGGGTCCAAGCCGAAGCTCTCCATCGCCTCGTGCGCGCCCATGCGCCGGACCGCCGATAGCTCGGCCTGCGCCCAGCCGGGGGAGCCCGGAGGGAACTCCGAGGGCATGGAGAACGTGATCTTGACCGGCGCGCCGCCGTCGCGGTCGGGCACCACGGCGTCGACGTGGACGACCCACGGCCACACCCGGGCGGTGTCCCACGGCACCGGCGAGCCCGCGTGCGCGACGCAGTCCTGCACCGCCCAGATCTCGGCGCCGGCAAACACCCCTCCCGCGGCGTGGCGGATGAAGGTCCGGTCTTTGCCGGTCTTGGGGTCAAAGTGAACGTCGCCAGGTTCTCGCATCCCCAGCAGACGTAGCCGGGGTGCTCGAGCTTCACGCGCTGTCGAGGGCGCCGCGGAGGCGAGCGAGCACCGCGTCCTGCTCCCGCCGCGAGGGCCCGCGCCCGAGGTCGGCGGCCGTGACCTCCCGGTCCGGGTCGATGCCGGCGCGCGCAGCTCGGCGCCGGAACCGGTCCAGCGTCGCCGGGGCGGGGCAGAACTTGCCGCCGCTCACCGCCGCGTGGACGTTCGCCCATGTCGGCGCGCAGGCGCCGGTCTTGCGCATCTTGGCGACCACTCTGGCGGCGCTGCGCTGGTAGACCAACACGTCGACCACGGCGTCGCAGAGCACCATGGGGTCGGCCTGCCGGTCCCAGACCAGGGTGAAGTAGTTCGAATTCATCCCGAACAGCCCGAACGTCTGCCACCGCTCCGCGTCGGCGGCGAAGGAGTTGCCCTCGTACAGGTCCCGGGTGTGCCGCCAGGCGGCCGCGCTACCCTCGATGTCCGGCTGGAGCCGGTGCACCAGCCCGCGCTGCAGCGAACTCTCCCGGCTGGCCACGAGCACGAGGAAGGCGGCGAAGGTCTTGGACCCGCCGATGCCGGCGACGGCGCCGCGGATGACCCGCTTCGTCTCGGCCTGCTCGGCGAGGGTGAGGCGCGGGCGCGGGGTGTCGAGGTCGTGGACGCAGGCGGCCGGGCGGGCGAGGGAGGAGATCAGGGTCAAGGCGAGGATCATCAGGTCACGATCACGGACGGCTTCGGCCGGCGGATGTTCAGCGACTGGTCCACCCCGTTGTCGCCGCGCGGGACCTGCTGGGCGACGAGCACGAAGGTGAAGCACATCTGCTCGGCGTCGTGATGTACCTCGCTCGCCAGCACGAAGCGGTGCCGCGGGCTCTCCGGGTCGGTCGGGCACCGCCGCATGCGCTGGACCTCGAAGAACAGCTCGCGGTCGTGGGTGTCCGCGCCCCACTGCACCCCGTCGGGCAGCTGGCCGCGCAGGATATTCTCGCTGACCTGCTGCGGGGACACCTCGGTCACCCGCATCTGCCCGTCGGCGTAGTTGCCGTTCTCGCCGAGCTCGCGCCCGACGCCATCCATGGCCACCACGCGGCAGGGGATGAGCTCGCGCCGGTAGACCTCCTTCCACTCCCGCCGGCGGTCCCGCTCCTGCCAGATCATGAACACCCGGTAGGGGCGGAAGCCCAGGCGGTGGTTGATCCGCCTCGCCCGGTCGATCGTCGGCTGCAGCCGCACCCCGAGCGAGCACTGATACTGGGCCTCGGTCACAGGCTCCACGCCCGGCCCGCACGGATCCCCGCCGCAGTTGTCCTGTGCCATCGGGGGAGAGTACCCTGCGGCATGGCCAGGCTCCAAGGCTCGCATCCCAATCTGCTGCGTATCAAGGCGGGCCTCACGGCCGACGCTGACTACACCGATCCATCGGTCGCCATCCCCGGCTACGCAGGGACCGCGGGCTCGCTGCTCTCCAGCGACCCCACGCTCGCAAAGGCGTGGGCCGTGGTCCCCCGGCGCAGCGACGGCAGCGTGCTCACGAAGGTCAAGATCAAGGTCACATTTCGTACCGCGGCGACGGGTGCCGAGGTCGCGGGCACGTTCTCGTCGACCACCTTCGCTGTTGTCCCTCGTCACGAGCTCGAGGGCAAAGGCACGAGCCGGCCCGCGGTCGAATGGCTCGGCGCCGTCGTCGACCAGCCGTCCATGAAGCCGATCATCGTCGACGTGGCGGCCTTCGATGCGATGGGGCTGATCTTCACGGCGATCACCGCCGTGGGCGCGGACCAGGTCTTCGTCTACGTCCAGGAGTGGGTGTAACCCGTGGCGACCGTATCGATCGGCGACACCGGCGGCGGCGCCGTCGACACGAACGCGATCGCAGCGGCCGTCGCGGGCGCGCTGTCGATCCCGACGGCCAACCAGAACGCGGCCGCCACCGCTGCGTCGGGAGCCATGGCGACGACGATCCAGACGGCATCCGAGGCGGCGATCACCGCGAAGATCAGCGCCATCCAGTCGGGCCTCGCCACGGCATCCGCCGTCTCGACGCTCCAGACGACCTGCTCGGCCCTGCCCTCCGCTTCGGCCATTGCCACAGCCGTGGGCGCGCAGGCAGCTTGTGCCGCGGCCCTCACCGCAGCCGCCGGAGCGGCCATCCCCTCTGTCGCGCAAAACCAGTCGGGCCTCGCCACCAGTTCTGCCCTGTCGACGTTGCAGACGGCCGTCGATGCGCTCCCGGACACCGCAGCGATCCAGGCCGCAGCGGTCGCGGCGATCCAGGCCGAGGCTGGGCAGTTCGGCAGCATCCGAGGACTCGTCGACCCGGCCACGTACCTGATCACCACGGGCGAGATCACCGGCACGACCGACCATCTGCTACAGTTCTTCCAGCTCAATAAGCGCTGTGTGGTCTGGGGCTTCGTCATCACCAGCGACACAGCGGTCACCCTGCAGTGGCGCAGCGGGATCGGCGTCACAATCGGCGACGCGCACGCGCTGGCTGTCAACGTCCCGTGGGTCGTGGCGCCCAACGCGAAGAAGACCTACCGCTTCAACACCGAGGAAGCGCTGTTCCTCTTGTCGAGCGTCAGCAAGGCCAAGTTGCATATGACCTACTGGTTCAGCTACGAGGACTTCTGATGTCTCGCATTCTCCTCACCCTCGCCATCCTATCCATCGCCGCATGCGACCCGCCTGCGGCCGAACAGTGCCCCGCGCTCGCCGACCTCGCGCTCGCCGACCCGCAGGGCTTCGAGGCCCCGGCGATCAGCCTGCGCGAGCAGGGCCCGCCGATGGGCAGCTACATCACCCAGCTGGGCGGCGACGCCATCACGCGCGATGGATTCGTGAAGCTGATCCACGCATGTGCCGAGCAGGTCGACCCGCCCCTGACGTGCACGCTCAGCTGGTATCAGCCGGACATCGCCAAGAACGAGTGGGTGATGGGGCTCGGCTGCTCGGCGCTGGTCCCTGAAGCCCTGTGGTCCTGCTACCGGCAGGTGTTCGACCAGCAGGGCGGCGTGAACTTCTAGGGCACGAGCTCGGCCAGCAGCTCCGCCAGGGTGTTCGCCGGGTCGCTGGCGAACACCCCTCTTGCGTCGTCGATCCTGGCTTGGAAGGCTGCGGGGTCCTGGTTATCGGCGAGCACCTTCAGCGCGCCGACGATGAGACCGATGTCCTTCAGAGCCTGGTTCTCGGCGGCGGCGGCGGTCACGTAGCTGAAGAGAAACTCGAGGACGTTGGAGTCGCCGCGCTCCTTCTGCGTCACCGACGTCGGCGTGAGTGCCAGGCGCAGGCCCGAGGCGGCGGCCTTCATGAATGCGTCGACCGAGGCGGCGGACCCGATGAAGCCGGAGCCGCTCTCGACGACGATGGTGTGCAGGATCGTGGGCATGCCTGATCGTGTAACACGATCAGCAGGGCTCGATGACGCGGCCGGCGAAGGTCCCGATCTCGCGCTGGTACTGGCTGTGCCGGTACATGGGCACGCCAATCGTGTCGCTGAGCTTCTGGGCCCACTTGCGGTACTGGGCTTCCACCGCGCCCATGCCCTCCTGCCCGGCGAGCTGCGTGGACCCCACCGCCAGCACGGCGAGGTCGCCGACCTGATCGCCGAGCTGCTTCTCGATGCACTCGAGCTTCTCGACGATGGCCAGGATCATCCGCTCGGCCTCGGGGATGACGTTGTCGAACGCCTTCTCCATGGCGAACGTCAGGTCGTCGGGGCCGCTCGGTAGCATGCCGCTGCGCAGCGTCTCGGTCGCCGTGATGAGCGGGTAGCCGAGGTGCCGCTTGATGCTAGCGCGCTGGAAGGGTGTCAGTGGCATTACGGGTTCTCGTCAGCGTCGGCCATGCGGGTGTGCATGGACAGGAGGGCGGCCCAGATCTGGGGCACGATGACCTGCGGGCGAACGATCGACCCCTTGCCCCGGATGAAGCCCGGGTGGGTGACGTCCTGCAGCAGGCGGAAGCTCGCGCTGGCGTTTTTGGCCAGCTTCTCCTCGATCTGCTGCCGGGTGAGCGCGGTCTGCTCGGCGGCCGGGGTGTGCGGCGGGGAGACGGCCATCTCGCCGAAGCGGTCAGTCATCGCCTCGAGCGCGGCGGTGTTGGCTTGGACCTGCTTCGCCATCTCGGCGAGGGCGGCGGACGTCTCGGTATGGAACGTGGAGAACCGCCCCAGCAGGTCCTCCATCGGGTTCTGCTTCGGGGCGGTCTGGTCTGGCTTACTCATGCGGATATCCCTCCGCAGGAAGCATATCAGGTCGGCGTGAGCGCGAGGATGTTGCCGAGCCCGATCGTGCGGCCGTCCGCGGTGCTGGGGTACGGCGCCTGGCTGTACGTGATCTTCGCCGCGGTCACGGCGTCGGTCCCGAAGAACGTGATGGTGGCGATGCCGTTCACGTCGTAAGCGACGGTGCAGGTCAGGGTCCGGAGGGTGGCGCCCTCGGGCCCCACCAGCATGATGCCGGTGACGTTGCCGGCGGTCGCCCACACGGCTTCGATGCGGCCGGGCACGTCCATCACGAGCACGTTGGTGGTGACCGTGCGGGCGGACGCGTCCGTGGTCGGCTTCAGCTGGCCGGCGAGGAAGGTGCCCAACTGCACGAGCGCCATGGAGGCGTGCGCGGTGTTGGCGTTGAAGAGGTCGATCTGCGCTTGGATCGTCTGGTTGATATCACTCATGGTCGGGGTCTCTCAGGTCAGGAGGTTGGAGGGCGGCGAACTCAGGACTCGCCGCGGGCCCCGACGGTCACGCGTGGACGATGACGACGGCGCGCTTGTAGCGGGCGTTGCGGGTGGTGGCCACCGGCTTGGCCGGGTTGTAGCCGCCGCCGTAGAGGTCGCTCGGGAGAACCTGGTCGCCGATGAACTCCCACACGGTCTTGACCATGTCCTGCAGCGCGTTATGGGGCTTGTTGATGATGAAGCGAATCGCCTCGTCGAGCACCGCGCTCATGTTGTCGGCCGTGACGTTGAAGCCGCCGATGAGCTCGCCCTGCATGCCGGCGGCGCTCATGAACTGGCCCGGGGGCTTGTAAAGCAGTTCGCCGCAGTCGGACCCGAAGATGATGGTCCGCTCGAGGCGGACGCCCTGGGCGTTGACGACCTCGCCGTAGATGCCGTCCGCCAGCATCGCCGCGGGCGCGCCGTTCGGGCGGCTCTGCTGCTGGTTGCCGGAGTTGCCCTCGTCGGGGCTGAAGTTGTTGTCGATGAAGGTGCAGCCGAGGGCCGAGCCGAGCACGAAGTCGGCGAACTGCTCCGACTCGCGCGACTGCAGCATGCGCTGGAGCTCGTTCGCGTCGAACATGTCGTTCGTGCCCTTGCTGCCGATGTGGCACTCGTACTTCATGTTGCCGACGCGGGCGACGCCATACTTCTTGAGCACGGACACCGCGTCGCGGATCGCCTTCGGGGTGAGCACGTCGCCGTCGCTGATCGCGTCGACGTTGGTGCCGCCGCCGGCGTAGATGACGACCGGGGCGTCCATGGCGACCACGGTGTCACCGGCGTTGTAGACGGTGTTGGCCGAGAGCGTCAGGGTGCCGGCGCCGTACGGGAACGCGGGGTCGGTCGGGGTCGCGGCGGCCACGAAGGCGTAGGTCGACGCGCCGATGAGGATCGGCTTCAGGTTGGCCGGGCCGACGTCGAGCAGGAGCGAGTCCTTCATGTTCTCGGTGAAGCCGAGGATGCTGGACACCTGCAGCGACGTGCCGCCGCCGGACGTGTTGTTCGCGATGGCGTGGCCGCCGTGGTAGGCCGCGAACAGCTTCTGGCGGTACAGGCCGTTCATGGTCTGCGCGGCGTTGATGCCGAGCTCGTTCGTCTTGTCGGCGAAGTGGCCCGGGAGCGCGGCGGCGGCGACCTTCAGGTCGATGTCCACGCCCTCATTCCACGCGGTGCACTGCGCCTTGTACTGCTCCTTCTTGCTCGACTTGCCGACCGGGTCCTTGCCCGGGGTGGCGGGCTTCAGGTTGACCGAGAGGGTGCTGCCGCGGTTGAAGGTCCGCGTCTCGCCGTTGTTCGCGTCCCAGATGGTGCGCTTGGCGAACGCGCGGCCATACAGTAGCTGCTCGATCATCGGCAGCAGGATCTGGGCGTGGAGCTGGTTCTTCTGGACGATGCCATCCAGGAATCCCAGCGAGGGGATAAACGACGAGAGGTTCTTGATGGACATTGTTCAGGCTCTGCGGGTGTGGCGGTTCAGTTGCTGCGTAGGCCGGCCTTCGCCAGCTGCTCGCGGATCTTGCGGGGGTCGCGGGACGCGATGTCGATGACGCCGACCTCGTCCTTCTTCTCGGGGGCCTTGACGCTCGAGGCCGTCTTCCCGCCGCGGGCGTCGGTCGACGTCTTCTTCGCGGGCTTCTCCTCGCCGTCGTCCTCCGCCTCGGTCTTCTTGGCGGCGGCGGTGCTGGCGAACAGGTAGCCGTCGGACTTCTGGATCTCCGCGATGATCACGGCCGGGTCGGCGTCGGGGTCTTTCTCGCGGGCCTTGGTGAAGGCGGCGACGATGGACTCGCGGGCGACCCCGCCGGCCGGCTTGACCGACAGGTCGTCCATCGCGTCGCGCAGGGCCTCGCGGGCTTCGGCGTCGGCGGCCCGCTTCTCGGCGGCCTTCGTCGCGGTCTCGGCCTCATCCTTCGCCTTGCGCAGCCGCTCGGCCTCGGAGAGCTTGGCGTCGTCGACGGCCTTCTGCGCCTCAGCGGCGGCGGCCTTGCGGCCCTTCGCTTCGGCCTCCTTGGCGGCCTTGTCGATCGCCTTCTTGACCGCGGGGTCCTCGAGGTCAACCTTCGGCTTCTTGGCCTTCGCCTTCTTGTCGGCTTCGGCCTTCGCCTTGGCGGCGGCTGCTTCGGTGTCGTCCTCGTCGGTCTCGACGTCGGCCCCCTCGGTCTCGGTCTTGTCGGCCTCGTCCTCGCCGCCCTTGCCGGTCAGCTTGTCGTCGGTCTCGATCTCGGTCTCTTCGTTCTTGGTAGCCATGGTGTTACGCCTGCTGGCCCGTGACGAGCCATCCGAGAGTGACCGACCCCTTGATGGCCACCTCGGTGTAGGGTTTGTTGCGGGGCGCCTCGATCAGAAGCAGCCCCTGGAGCGGGATCTCGAAGGTGTCGCCGTCGCTGGTGAGCCGCACCCAGTAGTCGACGGTCGTGTCGCTGGTCGGCACGATGAGCACGACCTTGCCATCCCACCCCGTCGGGAGCGGCAGCGCGACGTAGCTGGCCTCGTCGGTGAAGGCCTGGGCCATGTTCGACGGCGAGCCCTTCGTCAGGGCGTTCGCCGTCTGCAAGGCGAGCGCGAAGGACGGCCCGGCGCTCGCGCCAGCCAGCCCCGGAGGGCAGCCGCACTTGCCGTACTTGACCTCGAGGACTGCGCCTTCCAGGGCCACTGATAGCTCAGCGCTCACAGACGCAGAGTAGCGGCGCCCCCAGAGTGGGGGAACGTCGGCCCCCGGTGCGGCGCTGCTACCTGCTCAACCCGTGGACGCGCAGGGCCGGCGGCCCGCGTGCATCTCTCCAGGCGACATCACGCGCCCGGACGTGCAGAGCGTGCGACGGTCAGCAGCGCCTCGACATCCCCGGCGCTTCTCGGTCGCACGACCCGATCGGGGCGGGACCGGCGGAGCGTCGCGGGCACCGGCGCCGGCGGGAGCATGGCGGGCCCGTACGGCGTCCGAATTCGAATGCCGAGCGGGTCGACGGCGAGCACCTGGAACACCACGCCGCCGAAGTCGAGGTAGCCGCCGGGCTTCACCCGCTCGATCGGCACCGTGTCGCCCTCGTCGAGCATGACGGACGTCGCCGCGAGCGCTTGCTGGATCCGCAGGTCGCGGTACTCGGTCTTCGCCTGCTCGAGCTGCATCGCCATTGGGTCGACCGCCGCAGCGCCCAGCCCGAGCTCGGGCCCGATCTTCTGCGTGGTGATCAGGCTGCGGATCTGCGAGGCGACCAGCAGCCGCTTCGCGGTCAGGCCGGCCAGCATGGCGCGCTGCGGCGAGGTCGATCGGGCGGGCTTTGCCGACCCCCCGATTATGGTCTGCAATAAGACTTTCTCGGGCGGCAAATCACTTTTACGAGATCTGGCCACCTGGCCCGGCGGCACCTTCAGCGGCGGCGCCGGAGGGAGCGGCGGGGTAGCGAGGAAGCGGGCGTCCGCGGTGTGCCGGTCGAAGTCCGGGATGCTCTCGCCCCAGCTGGCCCGCCAGCCGACCACGATCTCGCGGTCGCGGGGCCTGTTCGGCGGCGCCATGTACAGCCGGCCCTTCGGGTCCAGGAACGGCTCGGAGACGCGGCGGACCTGCCCGTGCACGGCGACCGAGTCCCACGCGGTGACCTGATCGAACGTGGCGACCAGCTTCTTCAGCATGGGCATCGCCGGGTCGTCCTCCTCGATGAGCGCCGCCAGGGTCGTGCCGTTGTAGGCGGCGGACACCTCGGTCACGAGGATGCGGTCGACCTTCCACTGCGCCTGCCCGACGACCTGCGCGGTGGCCTTCCAGACCTCCCGCCGGGCGACGTCCCAGCGCTGGCCGGTGAGCACGGCCGACGAGATCGCCTGCTCGATCTGCATGACCGTCTCGGCGCCGTAGCGGGCGAACGACCGGCCGAACTCGCGGAGCCGGACCTGCCCGAGGTCGGCGGAGTGCTTCTCCCACCATGCCAGGGTGTCGAACCGGAGCGGCCGGACGGCCCCGAGGAACTTCTCGTCGAGCGTGGCCAAGCACTCGGCGGTGCGTCTCTGTGCGGCCTTCATGACCGGCGGCAGGCCGAACCGGAGGTCTTGCTGGTGCACCAGCGCGAGCGACATGACGCCGGCCCGGAGCTGCGCGTGGGTGGCCAGTGCTTCGGCCTCGGTCCACGAGCCCCGCGGGGCTTTGAACAGCTGCCGGTCGATGCGCTCGAGCGCGTCGTCGGTCGTCTTCTTCGCCCGGTGGGTGAGCAGCGCCTGGGCCTGCTCGATGTCCCGGTGCTGGGCATCGACGATGTTCCCGGCGGTGATCACAGCGCCTGCGCCAGGGTGTTGTCGAAGAAGGCGAGGTAGGGCTTCGAGAGCACGAGCCCGGACGTGCCGAGGGACGCGCTGAAGGCCGCCTCGTTGATGATCGCCGCCGCCGCGACCTCGAGCACCGTGGTCATCGACAGGGCGTTCGCCCCGATCTGCGCAGCGAAGCGCGGGTAGTGCACGTTGGCGTGCTGCTGGCCCACGGCGACGAGGCCGGCCACGTCGCGGCCGGAGGAGAACTCGGTCCACGACCGGCGCATCGCCAGGATGATGTTTCGCAGGGCCGCCAGCAGCATGCCCCGCAGGCTATCACTCGGCCGGCGCGGCGTGGTACGGTGGCCGCACATACGTCGGAGGTTGAGGCCCGCGCGAGCGGTACAAGGCGGGATGACCCGCCGAGCTCCTAAAGACGCCAGGATCGCGGCACGGCCGCGAGGAGGCGTATTTATGGGGTACTTGTCAGGTTCACTGGGCGGAGACCACACGAGCTTTTTGTGCGACCACGATGGGTGTTCGTGCGGCGCAGGCGGCAGCGGGCGCCTCGATCGCGACGGCACTCACTCGCCGGTTTACTCCATCGACTGGCTCCACAGTCAAGGATGGGAACTTGTGGACAGTTACCGACTGTACTGCCCCGCCCACATTTACGCAGGCATTCAGGAATTCGCTGCGGGCAAGCGCAGTTACTACACTTGGGAGGCTGAGCGGGATGGGCGCAAGTTGGTCGAGGGCGCTCTGAGGGCCGGCAATGTCAGTGAAGAGATCAAGGCGCAGGTCCAAAAGTTGCTGGCCAACGTCGAGGCTCGAGTTGCTCGCGATGTTCAGAATGAGGAGGCGACACGCCTTGCCCGCCTTGCGCGGCGGGCCGAGAAAAAGCAGGCCGCCGCCACTGTCGACGCCATCATGGCCGAGGTAAGGCGGCGGTGACCCGCGTCTGGTGGATCGTGCACAACCTGATCGCCCACCCGCTGCTGCTCACCGGCGCGGGGTGGGCGGGGCGCTTCCACGACTGGACCGCCGAGCGGATGTGATCACTCGGCCGGCTCCTTCGCCTGCTGCAGCGGGGTGCCCTCGTTCACCACGCCGTCGCCGTCCGCGTCACCGGTGCCGGCCTCCTCCTCGTCCTTGTCGACCTCATCGTCGGCGACCTCCTTGTCCCCGGGCAGGGCTCCGGGGGTGAGGCCGGTCGACATGAGCGCGGCCTTGCCCTTTGCCTTCTCGTGGCGGATGCGGCGCTTCTCCCCGGCGGCGTCGCAGGCCCCGCGGGCAGCGGCGAGAGCCTCGACACCGGACTCCTTGGAGAGCAGGCCACCGGTGATCGCCGCGTTCAGGGCCCCGACGAAGGAGACCATCTGCGTGGGCGAGAGCAGCTGGCGGGGCGGCCAGATCACGTTGACGAAGGAGGCCTCGCCGACCTCGTAAGGCGCCGTCGAGATCGACGGCTCGGCGTCCAGGTCGTCCTCATCATCGGGCTCGTCGATGGTGACGTCGGGCGGGAGCCGGAGCCCCTTCGCGCCGGGGGTCGCCTTCTCGCTGTCGAGCACGCCCATGGTCTTGCCGAGGGTCCGGAAGATGTCGCAGATCTCGCGGATGCACCGGCGCAGCGGCGTCTGGAGCAGGTCGCACTGGGCGTCCATCTGGCGAAACAGCATCAGGAACGTCTCGACGGCGATGTTGCTCGTGGCCCATTCCATGTCCGGCAGGATGCAGTTGCACGCCTGAAGGATCTGGAGCTTCAGCTTTGAGGCGGTCACCCAGCTGTTCGTGACACCGTCGCCGGCGCTCTCGATCAGCTTCACGTCGCCGTCGGGGGTGCCGGTGATCTCGGCCCCGTGGCCCTTGCGGACCGGGCCGCCGCGCTGCAGCCAGTGCATGTGGTCGCGGCGGTACAGCGTCGGGCTGGCGTTGGCCTTCGTCGCCCGGACGGCGAAGCTCTGCACCCGGTCCAGCTGGTCGCACAGCTCGAGCACCTGCGGCGTCTGCAGGTCGTAGGTGCCCTCCGGCTCGCGGCTGTTGTGGGTGTTCTGCAGCCACACCACGGGGCAGCGGCCCATCTGGTGCTCGTACTGCGTCTTGATCGGGATCGGGCCCTCGTGGTCGGGGTCCACGTCCTCGTAGATTGTCACGTGTTTCTCGTCCCACTCCTTCGTGCGGACCTTCGGCGCGCACACGACCCGGCCGTCCTCGTCGGGCTCCTGCTCGACGCTCACCGTGTCCTGGTAGATGGCCCGCTTCGGCTTCCAGCCCGCCGAGTCGCACCACTCGGTCACGTGCATCTCGTGTGCCCAGTAGGCGGTCATGGAGAGCTCGCCGTCGATGACCGCGGGGACAAGCGCGGCCGCGGCTTGGACCCCGGCGTAGTTGCGGGCCTCGGTCAGCACGGCCCAGCCGTCGCACTGGTCCCAGCAGGCGGCGAGGTAGCGGCTGGTCCGCGGGTCGCTCGGGGTGGCGAGCTGCGGGGAGCGACCGAGCAGCGCGGCGGTGAAGGCGGAGACGACGCAGCGGGGCATCGGCGCGGCGGCGTTCGGGCGGCGGGCGCTGTAGCCCCACGCGTCAGCGTTCAGGTTCGTCGACTGGAACGCCCCGTAGTCGAAGCGCTCGGCGAGGTAGCGCCCCTGGTCGCTGCGCGGCGCCCCGTCCCACGAGGCCGGCGCCGCGTCGTGCTGCTCTCCTCCCCAGAAGGACCGCAGGGCCAGCAGCGCCAGGGTGCGGGGATCGTTGGAGTAGTCCAGAACGCAAACAGCCGACCCCGGGAGGTCGGCCGCTTCGGAAGCAGTGGAGGCGGCCATCGACCGCGACTGTATCAGGTCGCGGGCGCGTGCACGTGCAGGCGGTGCGCCAGCGGGCCACCCTGGACGATCCGCAGGGCGATGCCTTTGAGCACGCGACCCTCCCCGACATGGAAGGCGACCGGCGAACCGCCAGCGATGCGCCGCCACAGCTTCGGGGGCAGCGACGGGACGTCGATCAGCCACGTCGACTTCATCCCCGGATCGAGCTGCGCCGTCAGGCCCTCGATCCGGCAGGTCTTGGCCCGGCCCTTCGCCGACATCCAGGTGATGCCGGTCCAGCGGGGCCCGACGGCCAGCACCTTGTCGCCGACGATGAAGCACGCGGTCTGCCGCTGCTCGTCGGTCACCTTCGGAGCGTCACCAGCGACACCGCCCGTCTGCTCGATCTTCGGCACAGGCGACCCGTGCCCGGCGAAGTCGCGCAGGTGCCCCGGCACGTCGACCTCGTGGAGCACCTCGGCCTCCCACTCCAGGCGGTCCCCGGTGATGTTCTTCGCCTCGTCGCGGAACGACACACCGACCGTCTCGTGCATCTTGCCGATCTCGCGCTCGCGCCGGGCCAGGTTCTCCCGGAGACCGTCCCGCTGCGCTGCCAGAGCGACCACAAGCTCGATGATCGGGCACGTCGCGCCCATCACCCGGCCCAGCGCTTCCTCGAGGGCGCCGCGGATCTGGGCCAGGGTCTCGCTCTCCGGCGGGCGAATGCCCTGCTTGTGGCGCTCGTGCGTCACCACGGCCCACTCTTCGATCGTGGTCCAGTCCTGCGGCCTGTAGCCCAGCGTCCGCAGGGCCTTGATATGCTGCTCTGCCCACTCGAGCGGGTCGCCGGTGCCGCCCCATCCAAGGGTGACAAGGGCGTCCTGGAGATAGTTCAGCAGGCGGCCGGACGAGAGGCCCGAGCCCACTGCCCATGCCTTCGGGTCGCCCATGCCGTCCCAGCCGAGCGCGACGAGGGCCTCCTTGCGGAGCGCCGCCGTCGCGGTCTCGGCGGCCAGCGCCTCATCGGCACCGGGCGCGCGGCGGAGCCGGCGGTCTTCGTTCTCGGCCCAGCGGATCGCCGTCTCCGCGCCGATGTGCATCGCCTGCGCCATGGCCCAACGCAGGTTCTTGGCCTCCGGCGCGCTGGCGGCCAGCTTCTCCTGCAAGGCCTTGGCGGCGTCGTTGGCGAGCTCGGCGGCGAGGCCACGGCCAGGGTTGGTGAAGCACCAGCCCACGGCCTCCTCGATCTCTGCGCGCCTGTTCATGTTGGCCGGGCCGTAGATCTCGGCGCGCTTCGACTCGGCCCACAGGACCGGCTCGAAGGACAGAGCGGGCAGCCAGCCGAGGATCGTCAGGGCCTTGTGGGCGGCGGCCAGCTTCCCCTCGGTCTGGTCGCGCTGCTTCACGCGCGCAGCGATCCACTCGTCCAGGTCCATTTCGGGGTGGTAGGAGAGCTTCCACAGGCCCGCGAGGAGGGCCTTGATCCGCTCCTGCGCGACACCGATCGCGTCCGCCTGCTCGAAGCTGGCTTCCGCGGTGCGCTGCTCCGAGTCGCGCAGGGCGGTCGCCTCGCTCTCCAGCACGCGGATGCGGGACTCCGCCTTCTCGGCGCGCTCGCGCTCGTTGGCGAGGGTGACCTGCTCGATGTTCAGGTAGCTGCGCGCCCACGCCGTCGGTTCCAGCGTGGCGGACCAGCCGAGGATCTCGAGCGCGTCGCCGCGGGCCTTCATCTCCTCAATGTCGGCCGCCGCGAGCGAGTTCGACACGTTGGTGATGTTGGTGACCGGCTGCGCCTTCTCGGCGAGCGCGATGCGCCAGATCGCCACCACGATGCCGAGGGCCGAGCCCTCGCCAGTGTAGCTGAAGGCGGCGAACGGCGACTTGCTGGCGCCCCGATAGAGCGAGACGCTGGCGCCCACGGAGGCGACGGAGAAGCCCGGGGGGCAGTGGCTGTTGATGACTTCGACGACGGCCTGCGGCGCCGGGAACGACGCCGGAATGGCATCTTTCGCTGCCCGGCAGGCCTCGGTGCGAACCGTCAGCGCGAAGGGGCCGATGTCGATCCGGTCGCCGTCGACGAGCACGGCGTTCCTGTCCACGCGGGTGCCGTTGTGAGTCGTGCCCGCCTCGGAGCTGAGGTCGATCAGGCGGATGACGCCCTTGTCGATCTCGATGACGGCGTGCATGCGGGCGACGCCGGGGTCGTCCAGTTGGAGCGTGCTGGTGGGGAGGCTGCCGATCTTGATGACGTCTTGCTCGAAGGTCAGAGACCGGGGCGCAGCGCCCGACTTGTGGATGGTGAAGTGCAGCATGGCCCGATGAGACGGGCCCGGCGCGCTCGAGCTTCAATCCCAGCCGCGCGAGCGAATCCCGATGACCAGGGCCTGATTCAGGATGGCGCAGGTGTTCGGCGCGCCCCTGATCAACTCGGGGGTCGACAGGTCGATGACCGCGGGCTCGCGGGAGATCGCGGCGATGCCCGCGGCGAACACCAGCCGGCGGCCGAAGGTGACGTCGCCCATGGAGAGCTCGAGCGCGCGGGCGTCCGCGGCGTCGGCCAGGATCTCCGCGTCGGTCGGCTCGCCAGCGGCGATGGCATCGCGGGCCAGCGTGGCGATCTCGGCGGCCTGCCGGGAGCGGCGGAGGTCGTCGAAGGCGCTCACGCGGCCCCCAGCGCAGCGGCGGCACGCAGCGAGGTCAGGGCCTTCTCGGGCTTGATGTCGCGGCGGGCGATGGCCACGAACAGGTCGCGGTCCTCGGTTCGCATGCGCAGCTCGGCGCGGCCGGTGAGAATGAGGCGGGCGGCGGAGACCAGCGCGGCGAAGCGGCTGGCGCCGGCGCGACGGGTCGACCGGGCGGCGAAGCGAGCGGCCGTCGGGCGATCGGTGAGGGAGCAGGAGAGGGACAGGGAGGCGGTGGGCATGGTCGGGGCTTTCAGTCGAGGTTGGCGAGCGCATCGTTCGGGTCGGTGCTGGTGAGTTCCTGCTGGGCGGCGCAGGCCATGTCCCAGCACATGCGCTCCTGGGGGTGGTAGTCCACGCGGTCCGACTCGTGGGACAGGTGCTCAGGGCCCACGGTGTGGCCGAAGGCCATCCGGTAGAATTCGCGGGCGAGCTTGTTCGTCTGGGCGACGATCTCGTGGTCGGTCCGGTCCACGACCAGCATGGGCGGCGCGGGCTTGTAGCCTGGTGCGAGGTCTGGGCGGAGCTTGAACACGTTCGGCCCGCCCCACTTCTCCAGCCACTCGGGGCTCGTCTTCCACTGCATCGCCGCGAGCTCGTCGATCGCGGTCTGGGCGGAGATGAAGGTCATCTCCAGGGCGTGCGACAGGGGTATGCCGTCTCCTACGGCCGAAAGCCCCGGCCCGTGAGGGTGCGGGGCCTTCGGAGCGGGGCCGGTCAGGCATAGAGCGGCGCGCGGGCGGCCGCATCATGCAGGGCGAGATGGGCAGGAGCGTTGCTGAGTTCGGCCTGCATTGCGGTGGCCTTCTCCCATTCCGGACCGCACCAGCCGTGTGCGTAGTCCACGTCGTAGGTCGCGCGGATGGTGGCGAAGATCTTACGGTCGGCGCGGTGGGCAGCAGCGCGGGCGGGGTGTTCGCGGCGGGTCGTCATTGCCAAGCGACTGTATGATGGACGCCCCGCGCTGTCAAGCATCACGCGTCGCTTATTTCCGCCGCGCTTGACGCCGCTCGCTCGCCAGCCGACAAGGAGATCGCCGGCCTGGGCCCCGGCGTCGCGTACACCCCTCCTCGGTGGCGCTGGGGCCCGGCGACGGCGCTACAGGCCGTTGGGGTCAGCGAAACGGGGGCCGCTGGCGCCCGGCCACGGGTTCGCATCGCTGAGCCGCGGGATGGCCACACCGCGGGCCGCCCAACCCTCGAAGGTGTCGTATTCGACCACCATTACCTCCGGAGGCTGTCCACTGCGGGTCCACGAGGTCTGGCCAAGCGGCGCGGAGACCTCAGCGCCTGCCATCGCGCCGCCGCGCGGGGTCCCACGGGTGACGCCGCGAAGCACGGGCCCGCCGTGCGACTCCAAGTAATCGGCGGATGAGCGGCGGCCCTCTTCCTGGTAGGTGGCGACAGCGACGACGCCCACCGCATCTACCGCTCCGGCGCGCTCGGCCGTAAGGAGCCCAGACCCGCTGGGCATGTGGACGAACGAGCGTGCGCCGCTATTGGATGTCTGGAAGCCCTTGCAGATGTACTGACCCGTAAAGAGCACCCCCGATGAGGTTGGGCTCGCTGGGGTGTTGTCGAGGACGTTCCGGCCGTCGACGCTGATCACGGCTTCCTGGCGGCGATGGTTGCCCTTGACGCAGACCGCGAAGGCGCGACCGTGGGGGATGGCGTAGCAGACGCGATCCCCCGCGGTCGCGGACATGAAGGGCTGATGAGTTTGCGGATCGATGAGGCTGATGATGTTGATCATGGAGCCCCATGGACGTGCCCCCACGGCCCCCTATTCGATCACCGCGTGCGAAGGGCCAGCCACACCAGGTGGAACCAGGCGAGGTCGGGGTCGACGGCGACCGGCAGGCCCATGGAGGCGGCCTGCTCGAAGAACAGCGGCTGCATGTGGTCCGCGTCGGCCATCGTCAGGTTGTGGGCCAGCGAGGTCGCCTCTTCGAGGGTCATCCCCCGCTGGCGCCGCGCGGTGACGATCGCCGCAGCTACGTCGCGCATCGAGTGCTCGGAGCGCACGAGGTCGACCGGGTGCCCGCGCTCGGCCGCGGTGATGGTCGGGCCGGCGCGCACCTGCTCCCGGTCGGTGATGCAGATGACGTCGGTGTGCCCGAGGTTGCCGTCCTGCCCGAGGAGGATCAGGTCGGCGCCGCAGGCGATGACCGAGCCCGCGGACCAGCACTCATCAGGGACCCGGACGATGACGTTGCCGGGGTGCGACGACAGGGCCCGGAGAAGGTGCTGCGCCGCCGGTATCTCGCCGCCCAGCGTGTCGAGCACGAACACCAGCGGCCGGTCGACCGGAGCCGCCCGGATCCGCCGCGCGAGCACGACCGTCGCGCCCCGGTGGATGTGCCCGGCGTAGACGAGGACCGTCGCCCGGTGCTTCCGCTCCATGCGCCGGACCGCGACGACGAGGCGGGCCTGGTAGAACCAGCAGCGTATGCGCTGGAGCACCTTCGCCCACGGCACCAGGAAGGCCAGGGCGGTGAGCAGGATCAGCGGGTCGACCGTGATCAACGAACCTCCTCCCCGTCGGCAGCGCGGGTCGCCGCTTCGAGCTGCGCGTCCTTGATCGGCAGGGTGACCCACGGGCCGAGCATCTCCTCGAGGTCCAGCGGGTGGTCGGCGCGGGTCGCTGGGTTGCGCAGGCGGGCGTGCTCGAGCTGGACCCGGCCGTCGACGGCGTGAAGCGAGAACCCGGCGGTGGGGCAGATCAGCAGGTAGAAGCCGGGCCCCCACGCGGCGGGGCGCAGGGCGTCGCCGGTCTCGATGCAGTGGCGCAGGGCGTCGAGCATGGTCGGCGGGCCGGGGTGCGCCAGCGCGTCCGCAGCGGCCTCCCAGAGCAGCGCGGCGTTGTCGGCGGCTTCGGCATCGTCGACGTGGTCGGCCTCGCGCGCATCCACGGCACCCTCGCGGGCGTCGACGGCGTCCTCGCGCAGTTGCTTGGCGATGTCGGCGGGCGTCACTTCGGGCCCCGCTTCGTCAGCGCCGCCCGCACATGACTCTCCGGCGACCACGCGGGATCCGTGTCGATGCCGCCGAAGAACGCGTCAGCCTCGGCGACAAGCCAAGGCGGGGTGTGCTGATCATCGCTGTCAGCCTCGGCACGCGGAGCGAACTCGACGCCGGGCAGTGCAAGCGGGGCGCTCATCCAAGGAGCCCCATCTGCCCGGCCTTGCCCTCGCCCATGCCGCCCGCAGCCTCCATCAACTTGCGCGCCGAGATGGCGCAGTATTCCTCGGTCCGCTCGATGCCGACATATCGACACCCGCGCAGCAGCGCGGCGACGCCGGTCGTGCCGCTACCATTGAACGGATCAACGATCAGGCCCTCGGCGGGTGCGATGGCGACAAGCATGCGCATGAGCGCATCAGGCTTCTGCGTGATGTGTTCTCTGTCCCGCGGAGACTGACCAAGCCAATGCCCCGGATGGCAGTCTCCGTCATCGGACATCGGGCCCGCGCTGCCCCACGGGATGAACTCGGCGCTCTGTGCGAAGCGCCCCTTGCTCGGTCGCGGCGCTGGCTTCAACCACGGCACGACGCCGCGCCAGATCCACCCGCCTGCCTGCATCGCGTCGGTCGTTGCCGTCCACTGCCGCCAGTCCGTGAAGCACGCGATTACAGCGCCGGTGTTGGAGATGTCAAGTGCAGCACCCATCCACAGCGCCGACCACATGAGGAAGCCACGGGCATCACGGTTGTCGCCAGCGAACTGCGGCAGGTAGTCCGCTTGCGCCGAGTCGCTGCGCAGATACTTGGAGGAGGTGCTCGCGGTACGGTCGCCTCGCATCGCCCCGCCGCTGGAGTAAGGCGGGTCGCTGCAGATCATGTCGGCCTTGCCATGACGAGCGGCGAGCGTCGGAAGGACTGCCAGCGAGTCACCTTTGTACAGCGTCCAGTTTGGACCGTGCGCGTATGGCTCAATGCTCACGCCGTCACCATGCCCATGCACACCTCGGCGCCGCGGGCGTCGATGTAGTTGGCGCGGTACGACCAGTCGCGCCGAGTAATCCACCCGCCGATCTGGACGATGCGGCG